ACTGATCACAATGTCATCCGAGAGCCCCATGGACGCCTGCACGGGAAATCCCGCATGGTCAGCGCCGTTTGCGGCAAGCGCCCCTGCATTTAACGCCAAACCTGTCCCAACCGCCACGGGCTCCGGTCCACCGGCCCCGATGCTGTTACGCCCAAGCAGATCGCCGGATGGTATGTTAATCACCGGCTGCGAGTTCGCCGTCAGCTGGGCGACCGTTACCGAGTAGAGCTGTCCTGCTTGCGATAAAGGCAACAGGTCGCCCGCGCCAACAGAAGTCGCCGGCGTTAATTCCGCGATGGTTGTCATGATCAGCTTTCGTTGAGTTATTCCGCGTACGGCAGCAGACCTTTCAGGCCACCGCCACCCAGTTGGCCGATCCTGTTCCGGATTGTTTCACCCAGAACGTCGTACCAACACCGCCGTTCAAATTCCGGAACGTCGAGCCGGCCGGCGCCGATACCACACTTAATGGCGACCCGCGTCCGATGAGCTCCACCGCGCCAGTCGATTCCATATCGGAAATAAGCCTCACGGCACCGCTCCCCGCGGGATGCAGCGAGATATCCCCCGTTTGTGTCTTAACCGTCAGGCTACCGTCGCCATTTGGCGATATATAGTCATTTTGCGAAAATCGTGCCGCGCGCCAGCCGCCATTGTAACCAATCCAATCAATCGTCGCATCGGCCGGCACGGTAATCGCGGCACCTGTCCAATTGCTTTGGACCGGCGCGGAACCCGATGCGGTAAAGGTTACATTCGCCAGGCAGTCAATACTCAACTCCTTGTTGCCCCAAACCGGCAAGCCTACCTGTACACTGGCGCTGACACCCGTCCCATCGCCAGTAATCGTGACTGTCGCTCCGGCGCTATAACCGGAGCCGAAATTGGTCATCTGAACGCCGATAATCTTCCCCGCATAAATAAACGCAGTCGCCGCGGCTCCCGTACCCGTACCCGAAAAAGCAATCGTCGCATGGGTATAGGAGGTACCCGTATTCACTATTTTTACAAAGGTGATTTGCCCCGCCATAAGTGCTGCCTGCGCGGTCACAATACTCGCCACCGGTGCCGTCGCCTGCGATATCGACACGGCGTCGGCGACATCCGGCACCGTCAGCGTGTAAACCCCGTTCACCGTGACCGGATTCACCGGCCATCTCGGCGTAAAGTTTAATAGATTTCCGCGGATGATGATATTGTCGGTATATGCCGAAATCGCATCCGTTAGATTGCCGCCGGCATCTACGACAATAACATTATCTTCGATTAATACACCCTGCGCGCCATCACGCACAACGATACCATAAGCACTACCGCTATAATTTATCCAATTGCCGATCACCGAAAGATCTGCATTGGCAAGGCCAAAACTATCGCCGGAGCCATTTGATTCGACATTCTGAATGCCGATCGCTTGTACCGTACAGTCCTGAATAAAATTGGCCCGCGCCGTACAATTCTGCCCGCCGCCAATATTAAGCCCTGTCAGCGCTCCATTGATGTAGTTGTTATCAACCTCGGTATAAATCGAACCACCGCAGTCAATGCCGAATGGAGAGGCCCCCGAAATCATGTTGCCGGAAACCTTGCAATAGCCCGTATCGCAGAGGATGCCCGCACCAAATGACGCCGATGAGCTATTGTTTGAGCATAAATTTCCCGACACAAGTATATTGCGGCCGGAAATAAATATGCCGTACGCAATATTAGAGTAGCAATTATTCGACGCGATTACCGCGCCTAAAACATCTGGATTCGCATTCCCGTATAAAAATGGCTGCACGGCAATATTATTGGCAATGAAGTTTCCAACCAATATGCCTACATTATTGTTCCAACATGTGTTTGCGACGATATGTAAATATCTGATCTTCAGCGTGAACGTCGTATCCATGCTGTTCACATTGATGCCATTCACGGTATTGCCGTGCGCGCGGCAGTTCGTAATGCTCAACGCATCCAGCGCATAGGCATTAATGCCATGCAGTGCATTACCTGAGAACTCGCAGTCATTCACATGATGTTGCGTGACCGTCGGATCGCTCGGGAGAAACGTCAGCCCACTGCCGTTATTAACGCCCATAGCATTCCGAAATACGCAACGCGTTATAACCGACTTTATGCAGGATGCCTGAATAACAACCGCGAGCGTATTCGCGGTGATCGTCGAATTCGCATCAAAAATAACGCCGTCGGCATAAAAACTGGCCGCCGAGACGTTAATCCAGGCTGGAGTCGCCGCGGTTCCAAGTTTCGACTGCGCCAGGCGCTTCAAAACCGTTAATCCCGGCGCACCCAGCAGCGTGCATACCGCACCGGTAATATCGCACTCACCAGCAATGGCATAGGTCTTTGCCTGCAGCCGAACCGGCACGCCAGTCGCGACTGCCGCCAAAAGCGCCGCGCTGTCATCCGTCACCCCGTCGCCAACTGCGCCGAAATCCTCGATTGAAATCGCATTGGCCGCAAGCGCATCGATCGTCCGTACGGTCGTCCCTCCCGTTGCCGTCGCCGTCAACGCACCACCCGGCACACCAGCGACACTGCCAATCCCCGCGAGAAAATTGGCATATGTGACACCGGCATTTGCGCCCTGTTGCCCCAACGGTACAATATCCGCCGGACCCGGCACCGTCCCTGTGCTCAACGCCGAAATTTGAAACGGCGCCGCGGTGGCGGAAAGGGTATTACCTGTGAACGCAAGATTTGCACCCACTGTAATAGCACTCGGCGCCGCCGTCCCGGTACCGGCATTACCCAGCAACGTGTTCTGCGGCAACGCCAACGCTGTCTGCGTACCCGCCAACAACTGCGCCCGGGTCGCCGAAAGGGTCTGATCATTTTGAAATATCGCCAGAAGGTCAGTGTCTGAAACAGAGCTGGCCGGCGGTAACTGTCCAATGGTTGGCATGACTACCTCAAATTGTCGTAAGCGGGGTTCCTGTCGGGTCTGTCAGCGCCTGGCCACCGGGCGTTTCAAGCGCATTCTCCGGCGCCGGAATGGATGACAGCGCCACGACCGGCAAAGCCACGCTACGCACCAACGCCCGCCCCGCTCCCGTGGTAATCGATACCGTTATGGTATACGTCGTTTCAGCTTGCCCGCCGCTTAACCACAGCACCGCCCTCGTGCCATCTGCAGCGCAGGACACAAGGGCTAAATCACCGGGATTATTGGGGCTTATCGTCGCGTCCAGCGTGCTGATTCCGTCACCCGGATTTGCCGTCAGCGCGGGCGTAATATCGAAGATATAATCCAGCGTATCCCCAGGGTCCTTCGCCGGCCACACCAGTGCCTGCGGCGGCGGCACCTGCGGCCCGCGCGGCCGAGGCACAAATCCGTCAATCTGCAAATACCGCGCGTTGGACGGCCGCCATATATGGTTCGCAGGCGTCATAATGCGTCCCTCCTCAATATTCGATCACAATCAGCCCACCCCCACCGGCACCACCTGGATAGCCAACCGGGCCGGACCCGGTCGAACACCCGCCGCCACCGCCGCCACCGCCAAAACTCGCCGCTGGCGTTCCGGCAATCGGCCCGCTCGTGCCGCGCCCATTACCCGGCCCACCGCCATCGCCACCCCGGCACGCCACCACAATCGCATCGGTCCCCGTCGACCCCACCAGGTTCAACAGCCCGCCGGATGCACCACCACCGGCACCGCCGGCATTAGAGATTCCCGCCGCAGTTCCGCCGCCACCGCCTGCGCCTCCCGAAGCCTGCAAATTGGCGAAAATCGTGGTGCCGCCGTTACCACCCGCTGCCGGACCACCAGGGACCGCGCCGCCAGCGCCAACGGTGACCGCAATCACCTCACCGGGAATTAATCCAGATACAATGGCAACGGCTTTGCCTCCGGCACCGCCACCACCGCCGGGCATGCTGGCATGATACCCGCCCGCGCCGCCACCGCCGGTCAACTCGACCCGTATCGTCGTAACGCCACTCGGCACCACAAAATTGCCGGACGACGTAATCACCTCAATCGAGGAAAAACCCGGGCGCAGCTGCGGCAGCTTATACTGCAAAAACGGCGCCTCCGGCATCACCGCAATACTGGACGCCGTAATTGCCGACTGCCCGTAATTCACGGTCACGACATATAACCCCATCCATCCGGTATCCACGACGGGTGTGGCCTGCGTGCCGGATGATGCGGCGGCCCCTGGCTTCACCTGCAGCTGCACCCGCTGCACGCGCTGCGTATTCTGCGCCGTCCCCGCGTTATTGGGTCCAGAAAATGCCTGGCTCGGATTAGCCGCATTCACATACGGCAACACAACCGGATCCGTATCACTCTCGGAAAGCGCCGCTTCGATCAGGTAGTCGATCGATTGGCCCGAACTTGCCGGCGCCGCCAACATAAAATTGAGCGCCTGCAGATTGATGCCTGTTTTCACAATCTGATCCGCGACATCTGCCGGCAGGGACCCATAAGCCGTCGCATCAACACTCGAAAGCTGCGTAATGCTCCCCGGCCCTACCACAATCGCCAGCGAGGCCGGCACCGTTGGCGTACAGCTCAGACCGTCGACAACCACATTCGTACCCAATGTGGCCGCGGTCAGCGCCGCAATACCCACCATCGCATTGCGATTCGGGTACAGAATATCCGTATCCTGCGGGATGCTCCCGGGATAAACAATATTACGATCCATAAATCATCCTCAGTTGGAGATATTCGTCCAGGCAATGCTCGTGGTCGGCAGCACATCTACGATGCTGGCATAAATCTCTGCGTCGCTAATGTTGCCCTGAAATTCCGATGTCTCGGCATAGAAAGTCGGCGCCGCGTTATACCCGCCAGGCCCGGCCCCATATCCGCTGGCATTATTCACAGGAAGACTATTGGGCCGGAACGCCTGTACGAAAAATTGATACGGGAGCGCCATGCTTCCATAGCGGCCGGCCACGCCATAGCCCATCTGCGCATTATACCCACCGGTATCTGCAGGATTACGCGGCTCAAAAATCACCGGCGCCCGCCCTGTCAGATCCTGCAACGCCTGAACCACACTCGCCCGTGTCGCCCGTGGACGCAAGAGATTCTTCTGGATCCTCGCGCTATAGGCCATATCGGTTTCGCCGCCGCGCCTTGCCAGCATTCCACCAAAATAATCCTGCGCGGCTATATCCAGAAAAATGCCGCTCGCCGTCGCAATCCGCCCTTGCGCCGCCGCGGTATCAAGCAACGAAAACAACAACACCCAGGCGTTCGCCATCCCCGTCAGCACGGCATCGAGAATCGGCGAGCTGTCGCCAAACCACCGCGCCGGCAACACCGCCTTCAAGCGCGCCACCACGCGGCCAACATCCACGCTCATCTTACGACACCGCCACAACGCCGGCGCGCACCACGCCGTATGGCGGCGGCGTCAAATCCGCCGTGCCGCCGTTCAGCAACAGCCCAGATAAATTCGTCACACTGCCAGACGCCTCATACGCCAGCTGCGCCAACTTCGTGTAACTCAACGCGGCACCAATCGGCAGTGACGCGATATAGGTTTCAAACGCGCCCACTACTGCCGCAATAGCAGCCGCATGATTCGCACCAGCCGCCGTTACCAGAGTCACGGACACATTGGCCTGCGCCACTACCGGCCCCTGCACGGCAAAACTCGTTCCCACAGGGCGTATGGCCTCCACCGCCAGCTGCACCGTCTGCAACAACGTTGCCGGCGGCGTGCCTGTGCCATCGTCAACGGTAACAACAAAGTTTCCCATCTGCACGCTGCCGGCCTGGTTATAATTCTCCGTAACGCTGTAGCTTAACCCTTGCTGAAGCGCCTCGATGGCCGCACCGATCGAAACGTTGGTAGCGCGTGACAGGCTCGCCAGAAAGTTTCCAAATCGTGCCTTGAACGCCGTATCGCTTTCTGCGTCCACACCCCCCGTCAGGGCAGCCGCATTCGTTACGGTGTCTATACCCGCGACCGCAGTACTCATCAGCGAGATCATCCCAGGCTGCACATTTCCAGCCACCCCGGCAGTGGTGGCCACCACCGTCGCAGTCACACCGACCGTACCGGGCATAATCACATAGCCATCGGCGGCCGCGCTATATGCCGCATTGCCGGTATCCGCGGAGACCACGAAGCTCTGCGTATTTCCCATCGTGGCAACCGTCATCCCCACGGGTACAAGCGCAGTGCTCGTTGTACTGAACCTTGAAAACGTCACCTGGCCGGCCGCCGCCACGGCAGGCAGACGCATGAAACCGAAGTCCGCACCAAAACTATCACAATCCGCGCCACTACTCGTAGCCAGCCTTGTCGTCGCCAGCACCTGCACAATTAGCCATTGCAGCCACAGCGCGAGGGAAGCATTTGCCTCCAAAATCGCCCGCAGCACCGAACCCACGGTCAAATCAACCAGGCTGGACGCAGCGCCCTGCACCGCCGCCGCCATCCCCTCCATCAGAGAGGAAAAATTCTGAAGCGATAATTGCATGAAGTCTCCCTATACGGAGAATGAAAGTGTCGAACTCTGTCCCGTCGCGGCATCCGTATAAGTCAGAGTCGCATCCACGGTTCCGTCGCTCCCAGCCTCCACCGTCACCGCCGGCGGCGGTGATGGCGCGACCGCAGCCTCCTTTAGGAGTTGCGCTCTCATTACACCCGCAATTGCCGCAGGCGCGCCGGGCTGACCCACAAACCGCCCCAGCCCGGCGCCATAGTCCAACTGCCAGATATAATCCCCAGGGTTCGTCAGCAGGCGCCGCAACACACGCTGCTGCGTCAACAGCGCCCCATCGGCCAACGCCAAATCGCCGGTCGGGCCCACGGCCAAATCGCCGCCAATCTGCAATGCCAGGTCACTCATCACACAATCACCGAGGGCAAACCGGTGGTCCCGCCCTGCGGTACACCATGCTCATGGTCATCATAGGCCTGCCTGAATGCGGCTAAGTTCCCATGCGCACCCCCCTGGTCGGAAATGTCACCGCTCACCACGAGGTTTCCCGTCACATTCACTTGCGATGCCTGCAGTACGATGGTTCCATTATTCAGCAACTTCACAAAGCTGCCGCTCTGATGCTGCAACCACAGCTCGCCCGCCGGCGCCGCCAGCGGCTGGTCGACTGTCGACCAGATCGCGCCCATCACCACCCCCTGCTCGGCATCGCCCTCTTGCGCAATCACCAACACCTGAGCCCCCGGCACCAACGGCGCCGCCAGCCCCCATCCCGCCCCAACCCAGGGCGAGACAACAGGCAGCCATCCGGTCAACACATTCTCCGGCTGCAACATAACGCGCGCCGCATAGGCCGCCGGATCAAAGCTGGAAACCAGACCAAACCGCGCCACACCGGTCCGTCCGTCCATGCCACCCGCACCGGCCTTGATGAAATTCAGCATATGCGCGCTCATGCCGCCACCGCCGCATGTGCCCGGATGTCCTGCACAAATCCCACTTTCCCACCCAATCGCCGCGTCACGGCATCCACGATATATGTCTGATCAAGCCCCATTCCTGTCGCGCCCAGAACCACCGCCATACCCGGCGCCAGAATCGTATCCGCCGGCATCCTGGCCTGCATAATCAACCGGTGCTGGCTCAGTGTCTGCAAATGCTCTTGCGCCAAAGCCTGCGCCTGGTCCTGCATCAAATTTGGGCGCACCATCGTCGTCATCAGTCCCGAACCCTGCGTCCCGCTCACCACGGACTTGCTCCGGCAATTCCATGATTTCACAGTTGCCGCGCCCGGCAGCGTCGTAATCATATCAAACGACAGAGCCGATAAACTCCCAGGCGTCATGAATACCGGCGTTCCCGCCTGCTGCGGCCCAAAATTCAACGTGCTTCCCACGACCGAGACCAAAAACCCTTCTGCCCGCGCCAATGCCGTCAGCAGCTCCCATTCGGTCGTTACCCTTGCATGCAGTCCCAACGCCGTCCGCGCATGGTCCAGCTGGTAATATTGTCCCACCAGCGCCGATGTCGGCGTCACATTCGCCGTCAATCCATGTTCCGCAGCAATTTTCCCGGCAATCTGGCTCGCCGTCTGGTTGACAAAGCTCTTGGATATTTCAGTATCAATGAGGGGCGCTGTCGAATCCCGCCCGCAGATCACGGCCAGATTGGTCAGAGCATCAATTCGCATCGCATCAATCTGCCCGGTCAGAAGTTGCGTATAGCCAAGTCCATCCGGCGCCACTTCGATCAGCACACTCTGATTTGCCAGCCCAGCGAAGTAGGCACCGCCAAACGCCGGCGCCGCGCCAAGAGCAAAAGCCGCGCGGAAGCATCCCGCCATAAAATACCCGGCAGCCTCGACATCCAATTCGACCAACCCGGGCACTGGCACGCCACCGATGCTGACCCGCCCGCGCGGCTGTTCAAGCAGCAACGCCGCCCCCCGCCGTCGTGTCTACCGGCGGAATCACAAGCGTAAGCACCCCCTCAAGCTGTGGATCCGAAAGTTGATTAGCCTGCGCGATACGAATCCATTGTGTCGCGTCATTCAAATACTCAGCAGCCAGCGCAAATAAATTTCCGCCGGCAACGACGATAACCTGCCCGCTCATAGCAAAGATGCTCCGAGATTTTTCGCTGCCCGGCTCACATAACCCTGCATCGCGCTCGCCCCCGCCAATTGACCAGACACCGCTCCCAACTGCCCCAGCGCCGCAACGCCAGCATCCGGTGTTACCGCCCCATTCAACGCGGTGGACGCCGTACTCAACGAGGTTCCCATTGCATCGATCCCCGCCCCCACAATTCCCTGTACCGCGGCAAACCCCGTCAGGCTGGTAGCGCTGATCCCCTGCAGAGACACGCCCGCCTGACCGCTCAACGCCTCAGCCGCGGTCAAATCACCGCCCACCAGATTCGCCAATGGTGCCACTAAATTAGCCGCCGCGGCCAACGGGTCACTCACCACAAGGCAGTTGATGGTAAATGGAATCAGCGTCGGCTTGCGGTACTCCGCCGTGAACTGCTCAATCACAACAATGTAAAAAAACCCACCCCACACCAGCGGCAATTGCGCCCCCAGCGCCCGTGCCGCATCCAATTCCTGCGCCCTGGGCACCGCATCCGCGCCAGAAAAAATCCCGGAAAATGAAATCGCTCCATCATCCAACCCAAGCGCTGAAACAACGCGGCCGCCACCGATCAGATTCTGCACCGCCACGCGCTGCTTACCGCCGAAGTTGATTTTTTCCGGCACTTCCATGTCCTGGAAGGGCACGCCGCCCAGTGTCAACACCACGTTGCTCATCACGCCTCATCGGTACGGGTGGTCATCAACTCCAGCACAGCCTTTGCCAGTCAAAATTCATGCCGGCGATCGTGCCAAAGCACACAATATACGCGATGCGCTCAGCCTCATCGAGGCCAAACGCCACCTCATACGGCACCCCGCAGCCAACCAGATACAAGCAATCCGTCAGCGCAGGATGCCGGCTCAGTTTCCCGCTTCGGCCAGCAACTGCTCCTCAAGCTGCCCGCCAAGTACCGCGGCAACAGCCTGGACACCCTCTTCGCCCAGCCGATCCAGCACAGCCTCAATCCCCGCCTCTCCAACCGGGAACGGCACAGGGACTCCCTCAACCGCCGCCACCGCCGCTGCCACCCTGGCCAGGCCGACATAGGCGCGGTTTTCGGAAAGCTCCGGCCCTAACACCTTAAAAAGCCGCAGCTGCTCCACGACACCCAGCCGGCGCAATTCAATCAATCGCCCAGCCTTGTCCTGCACTTTATCCGCCATCATACCCGTATCCGCCCGGAGGCATAAAAATCGAGCTTTTGCGTCACTGCCGCATCGCCCTTATAAACACCGGCCGAAGTCAGCTTAAAGACCACGCCATTGAACTGATAGGTCGAGGTCGATCCATCTGGTTCGTTAATGTACTGATAAAGCGTTCCCGCGTTGATCGCCTGCCCCGCCAAATAGGCCTGCTCGATCTGCGCAATGAAATCATCCACCGCCGACGAACCGCGATCCAGCATGAAACTACCGGTCCAGCCCTTCGGCAGCTCCGCCCCCAGCTGCACGCCATCCAGCCGGTCCACCCGTAGCGCGAGTGTCATCTGGTGTGCCTCGAACCCGGTCACATGCGCCAGATCGACCCGTCCAAACGGACCCAGCACGACAATCTGGCAATCACTACCAATCGTGAATGTGTTATACGGCATGATTCTGCATCCTCATTAATTACCGGCCGGAAGCGTCTGCACACTCACCTGCACAGTCTGCCCGCCCTGCACATTCACAATGAATTTCTCATTGATTGCCTGGTACTGCACCTGCACATCCGCCTGCACATAACCAAGCGCCGTCCGGCTCTGCGGGTTATTGCTGGTATCGCACACCACCGCGAAAGGCAGGCTGCCATCGGTACTTCCCAGCACGCCCTGCGACAGCAGCCCGTTCAAAAAGGCCAGTAGCGTGCTGCGGATATTCTGGAACAGCGTGGCGTTCACCAGATGCCCCACATAAACCCCCATGCCGGCCGAAAGCGTATAGGCGATGTAATTCGTCAGCCGCGTATAATTATCGCCATTCACCGCCGCGTTCGACGATGAATTATGCCCCCCGCGCACACCCCAGAAATTGCCGCCGGGCTGCGGATTCGCAATCACATCGATCCCCGCCCCAATCAGCATGGATAGATCCGCACTGGCATAGGCAGCCGCCGTACCGCCGCCGGGCTGGCCCGATTTCTGCGTCCCGATAACGCCATAAAGCGGCTTGTTGAGCGATGACTGTTCCGGCGAAAGATTCGCCAGCCGCCCCGCCGCAAACCCCTGCGGCGACACCAGCCTGGTTATCGCATTCGCCTGATCCGCCCAGTACACCCAATCCCCAAACATCAGCTTGGCCGCATAACTATCAATCCCGGCCTCGGCCTTTACGGTAACGGCGTTGGCGATGTTATCGCCGGCCGGCCCCGTGAGAATCATATAGACCCCCTCCGAGAGCCCATATTCGGTCTGCACGCCCCATTGCGTCGGATCATCCGCATCCGCCAGCAAGGCAATGGCACAGCCTTGCCCCCGCAGCGCATACATACCCTGGCGCGGCAGCGTATCGCTGCCCACCAGCGTCGCCGCAGTCACGCGACCCGCGCCATCGGTCCCGGGAATGCCCGCGGAAAAACCAAACGTCCCCGCAACCGGCACCGCCGTCATGGCCCCGGCATTCGCCACGATGAGCTGCGACGGCCCGCGCAGCACCCCATTGCCGTTATTCACGGCATTCACCAGGTTTTCCCAGAATATCGCGCCGGTTCCAGGAATATTATCGAAAACTTCGGGGCTCAGGCCCGGCAGCGCCACCGTCATCCGCCAGCTGCTTGCGGCGGACCCTGCGGAGAACGTCACCGCCAGCGCGTTGCCGAGGCTTCCAGTATAAATCGCCGTAAAGGTCACCGCATTCAGCAGCGTAAGCGCCGCCGCGGTATCCGTTCCATCCGTAACCCTAACACAACGAAAATTCCCCGCACCCTGCTGCACGGCGGTCGCCACCTGCGTGCCCATGTCATACTTGCGCGCCATCACGGCGCCAAAGCTGGCGGCAAAATCGCTCATATTGCCAATAATCACCGGCTCACCCACTGGCCCCCAGCTCGCCGTCCCCACAATACCGAGCACATCGGTCGGCACACCATTCAGCAACAGCGATTGCGGCGGCACGATCTGCACATACAAATCCGGAACGATCAACGCCGTTGTATTCAGCGCTCCCTGTTGAAACACCGGCATAGCTCAGCTCCCCTTCGCGTTGACACGCACGACAAAACCAGCTTGCGGGCCAGCCAATATCTTCTGCACCGTCGGAGAGTCGGTGATCACGTCACCACGCTTGTGGCCGTCGAACGGCTTTAATACGACCAAATGAAATGTCATGATTTCCTCAACTCTGAAAATTAGCCAGCGCGACATCATTCACGGTCGTAACAACCGTGCCGAACAGCATCGCCGGTGTTATCGCTGCCAGCGTCGTGGGATACTCCACCGCATACACCAGATCCCGGCGGTACAAATCCGCATCGGCCCCGCCATCACTCGCCGTCACACCAGCAAATCGCACCCGCCCAAACGATCCATCCGCCAACGGTATGAAACTCACCTCCGCCAGCGCCACATCAATCACGGGCGCCGCCGCATCGCGCGTCCCCGGGTCCCGGCACCATATGGATATCCTGAACTCCTGTAGCTGGCGCCTGATCTCCTGCAACGCGCCCGCCCCTCTAACCACACGCGCGGTAAACTTGTCCGCCCCCGGCACGCCCAAGGTGCTCCCGGCGTAGTTCACAATCCAACCCGCCGTCCTTATCTGCGCCGCGAGATTACTGGCCACGGTCGCCGGACGATCCGTCGCCTGCACGGCGTAAGGAAATGCAAAGTCATTCACCATAACCCCGGCCAGCTGCCCTACCGCGCAATTGCCTGAGAATGTCGCGGAGACCCCATCTACCACCACACTCAGCAACGCCGTAACAGGTGCCACCTCACGCCATACACGCGCATAGCGCGTCACATTCCGGACCTCAGCCCCGGCGGGCGCCACGGACACATGCACGATGCCCGCAGCCAGATCAGCATCCAGTACGGGCGAGGCCGGGTAGCCCCGGTAAACACGGTACACCGTCCCCGTCACACTCGGCGCCGCTGTCCCGCCGGGATATAACGCATTGGCCACGAGCGCTGCGAGCGCCGTCTCCACATCCGCCTGGTCCGCCATCAGCCCACCGCCTGCACTAATGAGAATCGCCACACCGCATTCAGCGTCTCCACGGCGGTCACCACATACTTCCGCCCGTGCTCATCCAAAACAAGATCAGCAACCTGCGGCGTCACATCCGGCACAACCGGCAGCATCGCAATGAATCCCGGCACCCTCGTATCATCCGGCAACCCGGCCCTGGTCCGGTCACCCACTCCGCCGGTCAGCAAACTCGCCGGAAATCCCGCAAGCAAGACTGTTTCCGTTCCGGCCGTAATCGCCCCATACTGGTTCAACCCTGCCAGCACCGGTGTTGCCGGCCGCACCAAATCCACCATCGCATTAGTCATCACCACGAGCATCGGTTTCGGCGGCTCAATCGCAGCCACAAACGCAACACCCTCCGGCCCCGCCAGATAATCACCGGCCCGCAAGTAGCTCCAATCCGCCCAAGCCTGCCGATACGGCACGCCAAAGCCCGCCGGTGCGCTCAACCTACCCCCCGGCAGCACGAACGCCACGCAAAGCCGCAGGAACCGCCTGGCAAGATCCACAGGCCGCACCGGTCCATCCAGCCGGTACGCGTCGTGCAGAAACCCAGCACGCCGCGCCGCGCACCCGGCACCATAGGCCAGGCGGTCTGCCAGTCTCACCCCATCCATCTTACACCACCAGCTGAAAGCCCGCCTGGCCCAAACCGGGCCCCGGCGGCACACCCAAAAATCCACACAGCCGCCGGCGCCAATTATCGAACAAATTCGCGCGGTCCCGCAGCTCATCCGCATTATGCGTCCAAGCCGCAGCACTTTCCGTATCGAGATTATCCGAAGTTCCCGGTATCGCCGCTTCAATGCTCGCCAGTGTCGAAGTGTACTGCAACACCACGGCGGCCTCTGCCTGCGCCAGATTATTCAACCTGTACTCCAGCGTGCCGTAGGCCTGGAAGAATCGCCACGAGCTGAACCCCGCATTCCCCGCGCCATAGGCCGGATATCCGCAAAACCTGCGAATATCCGCCTTCTGTGCATCGGTAAACGCTGCCGCCACAGTGCCGGACATGCTTAATACGTATCCCCATCACCCAAGGTGAAGTAAACGGTTCCGGTTCCAGAACCTAAAAGCACAGCCGCATTGCTTACAAACGGCCCCGCATCCACCAGCATCCGGCTCCCCGCGGGCACCGGCGTATCAGCAGTGGTCGCGCTCAAGCCGGACGCCCCGCCAAGGCGAAAGAAGGCCGTGGTGGCTGCCGCGTTGTAAATGAGCAAAGCGCCGCCGCCGCCATTCAATGTCACATTTACCGCCGTCGTTGACGCGGCCGCAGCCGCCGTCCCGGCTGGTCGGAATGGTTGATTAGCACCAGTGGACATAGTTTTCCCCTTAACCGATGTGTTCGATCAACACCGCGCGCTTATAATTGGAATTGGTCGCGGTCGGCACGGTCGTCGCATTAGTGGTGGTGTCAGACGGCGCACAGAAACCCCCAATCCAATACCAGCTTTGCGCGATAATCTGCTGCAGCCGGTCAATCGGCTCGCGCGTCACCATCGCCACACCATCGATCACATTCACCAGGCTATCCTTCGGCGCCACATCATCCGCAGCCATGCCGGCAAAATCACCCTCAATCAGCGCGCCCTGCCCGCATACAATCGGCCGGCGCACATACAAGCCAGTAATGCTCGGATGGTTCTGCACATAAGCCTCGGTTGTCGTAATAAACCGCAGACCCAGGAAGTCGCTCACCATGCCCTGGCGGAACACCGGGTTGGCCGAAGAGCTACCCTGAAAAAGCTGCTTGAAATCCGGATCCGAAAAAAGCTGACGCGCCGAAATCGGATCGAGATAGCAATTATAAAGCCCATCCACCAGCGGCACCGCATTACGCCGCAGCAGCGCCACGGCATCAAGCAAATTACTCATGGTCAGCATATCCGTGGCCTGCAGCCCCGCCGTCGTACTGCGCTGCGCGGGCCGCACAATCGAGCTTGCCGTCGCCGCCTTCACAGCATTTCCAGCCGTGCCATCGGCCACCGCCACATTGCCCGAAAACAGCAACTGCCCTGAAACACCGTTCGGCGCGGTGGACACATTGGTCGCATCGGGCGTCACCCCCACAACCGAATACACATCCGCACCCACTGTCACAGTCAACGGGCAAGTCGAAGACACGCTTTGCTGCACGCCATTCACGAACACCGTCAGGAAGCCCCTCACATCATCCACTTCCACGGCCGGTCCAGCAGACGACAGCGTCGTGATTACTCGCGTATTGCCGCCGAAATACGGCGCAAACAGCGCATTGCGTGCCAGCTCGTCCAAGCTGCGTGCCGCCTGCTCGCCATTGATGGCGGCGTTGGCCAAAAACTGCGAGGCAATACCAACACGGTTCGTGACCATGTTGAGATCCTGTGTCGCGGCATAGAAATTCAGGGAAATCGTATACTGCTCCACCCCCCAAT